CAAGACAGCGAATTGGGAGCAGATTTTATAATAATGGACCAGGTGAACGGCGATGATTGTTTAAATATAGAAGATGTACATAAAGAAGAATTGTGCAGGTTGGTTTGGTTGTTTACATTTATAACGTATAATCACTCGGAATTATTGCATATGGATTTACATCCAGGCAATATTCTTTTTGAAATAAAAGATAATATCGTTTATTTAAATGTCATTGATTTTGGAATGAATCTTGCGAAGAACGATTTAATACAAAAATACTCAGATATAGTATTGAACAAAGTGATGAATAAAAAAGAAATAATTGTCGATGAAAAATTCACTCAAACTATGTTGGAAATATTCGAACAGAATATTAATATAAAAACAATGTCTGCATCGCAGATTAATGATATGGGAAACGTTATTAATCAATTTATAAATTCAGCTGTTCGTGGTAGTATAGGCGAAAAGGAATTACACGTCGTCGTTGAAAGTATTCAGAATATATCAAAAAATAGTAATTTGTCGTTGAAATTAGATTTTGTAAAATATTCAATGGGTATGTCCATGTTAAATTCCACGTTAGATATGTTAGTGAAAGACGCCGTTAAAAATAAACAAATTCGAGATAAAACATTAACTGAGGTTATGTTATATTGAAAACATTAGAAAATTTATATGTATTTTATTTTTAGGCAAAAATAAAATATTAGGTATTACTATAATGAATACTAACATTACCCATGTTCAATTGTCTTCCAATATTCATACATTAACCTTCAATGTTAACAAATCATTACGTGATAAGCTATTAATGACTAAGATAGATATGAATAACATAATGTTTGTTGATGAACAAGTTAAAATAATTAATGATAATATAAATAACATTATAATGGATTACAATTACGAGATAATAAATGACACTACTATCAACTTTGCTTTATTATTTAAACCTGTTTTGAAATCGTTGAATGTTCGTCAGAAATTTACAAAGTGTTCTATAGTCGTAGATAAAATTGCTAATAATATAGTTGTTCGGTTCGATAAAAATGTTGCTATAAAATTGGGTATATCTAGTGAAGTAGAATTCTTACCAATTACTCATGTAAAAATTACATTTGAAGATGATAGTGCAAATCCCGAACAGTTGACTATCACTCTTTTGTTCGAAAGTGAATATGATTTAACTCAAGACAAATCATTTAACATTTTATTAACTATGTTAAAAGAAACTATTGAGAAAGGAATTTCGCAGTCGTTGTTAAGTTGAGTAAACTAATGAAGTACGTTTTCAATATATGTATACATTGTTTGAATTTGAATATAAAAATAGATGTATTTTATATCTAGACGCAATGAGTAACAATAAAACTTTTTCTATAAATCCCGATTTATTCAAAATTTCGGCATTTCAATCGAAAACACGAAAGAAACAACCAAAAAATACCAATTTGCCCAAAATAAAGGTTCGTTCAAAAGAAAAACCTAAAAATAATAAAACCCTCAAGAGAAATCTTATAAATATGATTCGAAAACATCAACAATTGAAGACCAACAAACAAAACGCGGATAAAAATAACAAAGATACATCATTTGACCCAGTATCCAAAGACGAATTTAGTAAAAATGATGACGTTATTAATTTTAATAATGATTTTAACGAAAGTGTCGCCTTTCTCGAAGAATTGACTAAAAAAAATGATGAGAAGCAACATCAAAAGCAATATCAAAATAAAACACTTAAAAATTATTCTCACGTAGAACCGTTAATAAATTTAACTCTACCAGATTCTTTGAATGATGTATCCAACGCATATTCAGAACCTTTTTCGTCTATTGCCTCTCAAATAGACACTCCTACCATCGTTCATTATGACCATTATAAACCACCACCTCCACCCAAATTTGGATGTTTGAAAAATGGAACTCTACCACTTTATAACAATTGGAAAAATTCTACACAGAAAAAAATGCCTATTATTAATGACCAACAAGCAGATATAAAATATACACCTAAGGAACCAGTTTTGATTGATAGTATAAAATTGGCACATGCAAATCATATGCGTTCTAACATTAAACCGTTTTTGAATCGTAAAATTAACAAACCATCGAAGATACGTAAGACTATACGCAGGACTTATCGCGTTGGGCGTTCTAAAGTTAAACCATCTATTTCTGTTCTCATCTCAAATAGAACCATTCGTAATAATATTACCACAAAAAAACAACTCCTCAAACAAATTCCCATAGAAGAAATACGTAAATACCTTATAAATCATGGGTTCATAAAGGTTGGTTCAAATTCTCCTGTCGACGTTTTAAGAAAAATGTATGAAACCGCCTCTATGATGTGTGGTGAAATACAAAACCACAATCCACAACATGTTATATTTAATTACATGAATGATAACGTCACTGCTTACTAGCGTATCGGTGTATAAACTTAATTACATAACTTATATAAAACCATTGTGTTAGTTTTAGTATAACACAATGACTGACAAACCTAATATCATAACAGAATATATTAATATTACACATGAATATATTCAAAAATACGGAGAAAACACTATTATATTAATGCAAGTAGGAGCATTTTTTGAGATTTATGGAACGAAAACGGAGTCCAGTTTAATATACAAAGGTAGTCGCATTGAAGACATTTGTAGAGTTTGCGAACTCAATATCAGTGATAAAAAAATACAGGTTCAAAATGAGAATGTCTATATGGCAGGGTTTCGGGATTATAGTTTAGATAAATATTTACAGAGAATGGTCGATGCTGGATATACCGCTGTCGTTTATGTTCAAAAGAAAGACGATTGTGGCAAAATAACGCGCGAATTGCTTAATGTAGTCTCCCCCGGAACTTATATAAATTACGATACCGAAACATCACAACAAGTTAGTAATAATATAATGTGTGTTTGGATGAACGTCGTTCGTAGTTTTCTAACAAAGAAAGAGAATCTCGTTTATGGCGTATCTGTTATTGATATTTATACAGGAAAGACATTTACATTTGAATACGAATGTCCTTATATATTAAATAACCCCACTACTTTTGATGAACTCGACCGTTGTTTTTCCGTTTTTTCGCCAAACGAGTTGCTTTTTATTACGCCGTTCGATGACTCTACAAATGACACTATTTTGAAATTTGTTGGATCTACTGCTCGCGTTGTTCATATGTTTAATTGTGATAAAACTGATAACGATACGATCGTAAAATGTCAAAGGCAAAAATACATTACTGAAATCATTGCGAGTTTCTTTGGCGAAGATAGTTACAATACTTGTACGGAATTTAATGAAAATACATTAGCCACTCAATCTTTTTGTTTTCTATTAAACTTTGTTAGAGAACATTGTGCGAATCTTGTTAAAAAAATTGACATTCCTTTCTTCTCAAATTCTTCTTATAGAACGGTTCTTGCGAATCATACACTCAAACAACTTAACATTATTAATGATAATGTCAATGGTAATTTTGGGAAAATATCGTCTGTTAGCTCCTTTCTTAATTGTGCTAATTGCCCAATGGGCAAACGCTTAATGAACTATCAATTTGTAAATCCGTGTTTCGACGAAACTTGGTTGAATGCTGAATACAATATAATTGAATATACCGCCAATAAAACCGAACTCGTTGACGACCTACGAAGAAAACTCACTTCTATTAGGGATATTGAGAAGATACTACGACAACTTGTTTCCAGGCGACTTTACCCAAATACTGTGTTTCATTTATATTCTAGTATCTCACTTATAAAAGAGATTAATGATTTACTATCTGGTGAACCATATATTATTGATTATGCTTTGAAAACCGATCACTGCAAAAGAGACATTACCCAATTGTCTTCGACAAGTAATGAGATGAGAATAAAGACCGATAAGATTTTGAATTTTATAGATAGTAATGTCGTAGTCGAATTCTGTAGAGGTTGCACTTCTATTAATACATTTGATAATAATATTATAAAGGAAGGTGTGTCAGAGGCACTCGATGATGCCGTTCGTAAACGAAATGACGACAATGATTTATTTAACGCAATTAAAGACTCTCTTAATAAACTTTTGCGTATTAGCGAAAATGATACGACAGGTTCTATTGAATATGTGAAACGACACGAAACTGATAAATCCGGATTGTCGCTGATCATTACAAAGAAACGAGGTGAGAAATTACTTGGTTTGTGTAAAGTTAAAGGTTTCGAAGATACCATTACTGTTTGTGGAAAAGAATTCAATTTAAGTGAAATCAAAATGCTACCTACTACAAGCACAAATAGCACCATTCAATTTAATCTACTTAAATCAGTTGTCGGCGAACTTTATACGATTAATAGTAAAATAGACAAGTTGATTGAACTTGAATATAATAATTTTTTGACTGAACTTGAAACTCACTGGCATGACCAGATAGATACCATGTCTGTGTTTATATCTAGAATTGATGTATTACAATCCAAGGTTTATGTAGCAAATAAATACAATTATTGTAAACCTACCATCCGTAGTGATTCTGTAAAATCATTCGCGCAAGTTAAAGATATACGTCATCCTTTAATCGAACATTTACAAACAAACGAGTTGTATGTAGCTAACGACATTTCTATCGGGGTTGATGGTATCAATGGGACGCTTATATACGGAACGAATGCTGTTGGCAAAACAAGTATTATTAGAGCATTGGGTATTTCTGTTTTGTTAGCACAATCAGGTATGTTTGTTCCGTGTTCTTCGTTTGTTTTCAAACCTTATAAAGCAGTGTATTCACGAATTCTGGGTAATGATAATTTATTCAAGGGTCTTTCAACATTCGCTGTCGAAATGTCTGAATTGCGGATTATCGACAAGATGGCGGATGAACACAGTTTAGTTCTAGGAGATGAAGTGTGTTCCGGAACTGAAACCGAATCGGCTCTCAGTTTATTCACTGCTGCGTTAATGCGTCTTTCTACTAAAAAAGTGTCTTATATTTTCGCTACTCATTTTCACGAAATTTTAAAATTCGACGAAATAAATAATATTCCTGATTTGCGTATTGCACATATGGCTGTATCTTACGATGCTGAAAAGGACGCCCTTATATATGACCGAAAATTAAAAGATGGTCCCGGAAATCGTATGTATGGTTTAGAAGTTTGTAAATCGTTGCATTTAGATAGCCAGTTTTTAGAGCAAGCATATACCATACGTAAAAAATACTTTCCAGTCAATAAAGGTTTATTGGATAGAGATACATCCTCTTATAACGCCAAAAAAATAAAGGGAATGTGTGAGCATTGTTTAAATAATGAAGCAGTGGATACACACCATTTACTTCATCAAGAAAACGCAGATAAAAAAGGTTGGATTGATTCTATACATAAAAACCATAAAGCGAATTTGATGAGTTTATGTACAAAATGTCACGACCTAATGCATTCTTTTGACAATGTTGAATTTACACGTAAGAAGACCACTAATGGATATATACTCAAAAAATGTTAGCAACAACACATTTCGATAGGGAATTTAGACCGTTGAAGTATTCAATATTCTGTCGTATAATTTTACATTGGTACAAATAAAGTATTTTTTTTAATGTCATTATGTATATGCAATTTTATACGTTCTACTGTTTAGCATTTCAAAAGTGGTGTTCAACGGATTATAAAATACACGGATTGTGGCCAGATTATAACGCCAATAGCTACCCAAGTTACTGCAACGATACTCCATTTGATTTACAACAATTGGAAAAATCGCCCAAATATGAACGTATATTGAAGTATTGGTATGATTGCACATATGAAGACACTATTGCGTTGTATCAACACGAATGGTTGAAACACGGAACATGTGTTGCTTCGCAAATTGGATATAGTCAAAACGAATACTTTGAGAAAGTTATTGATTTATTTGACACGTATAAAGATTATAATGTTGATACAATTTGTTTCGACTTAGATTTTGAACCTGTGAATTGTCACTATCAAACCGCTATGTAAACAGAATGAATATGTAATTATTGGTTTTTTAATTTTGAAAACTATTGGAACTATATTTTTTTCTTGTCTTTGTGTATATCATGCAATTACGAAACTATTTAACTGATACTCCACAATATCATTTCTATAAAGAACAGCACCGAATACAGACATATGAATATGTGAATTCTAAAATAAAACAATACCATAATTTAGGCAACGTCAAAATTGATATGAGTATACATAGAGCTTTGCACATGATGGATACTTTTGTTGACCCGAGTGACCCAGACACGTCTTCTAGTAACTCGGTTCACGCATATCAGACTGCTGAACGTATTCGCAAACAATACCCCGACGACACAGAAATGCAGGTATGTGGTCTGATACATGACTTGGGTAAGGTGCTGTATATATTCGGTGAACCTAGTTCAGTGGTGGTTGGCGATACATATGTTGTGGGTTGCAAGTTTCCTGAATCTATTGTGTATTACGATACTATGAAAGACAACGCTGATTTTATTAATCCATTGTATTCTTCAGAGTGTGGAATATATACACAAAATTGTGGAATTGAAAACCTCACGTTATCGTTCGGTCACGATGAATATTTATATCAAGTTCTTCAATATAATCAAGGTAAACATCGAATTACAGATAAATTTCAACAAATAATTAGATTTCATTCATTCTATCCTTGGCATACAGGTAATTCATATACTCATCTTATGAAACCTGGAGATGAAGTTATTATGCGTAATGTTATTAATTTCAATAATTTTGACCTATATTCTAAAGAAGATACAGAGTTTGTCATAACTACTGAAATACGCGAATATTATAAGAACTTATTGGATGAATATTTCCCCGAAATATTGAAATGGTGATTATTTTGTTTTTTAGTGATGAATAGAATATAGATGGTTCTCAAGATACATCGAATGATGGTGTTCAATATATTTATTCAGAATAATACAATGATGTTGATTCTAAGTTCTCTACATAATTTATTTCTATCCAGAGAAAAATAACTTTAAATTCGTCTAGTTTCAAGCACAATAAGTAAGGTAATAGACAATATCACACAAAATACCGGAATTTTATAAAAATTATAAAAAACCCGATTTGGATTCTCTTTTGATTTTCTTGAAATTGGACATTTATAAATGTCCATTTTTCAGATTTATAGAATTACTTTTTCAACCACTTTTTTGAAAAAGTGATTTACAGCATAATGCTTTAAATTTTGTTTTTATTTGTTTTTTTTGTTAGCATAAGTTTTTTACAATTTTCATTGTGTGTCAAATCCTTGATTTTTATCTGTTCCAATTTTAGGAACAAAATGGAACAGAATGGAACACAAAAAAACAAGACATTATTATCTTGTATAAATTGCGATTATAAATGCAGTGACATAATTGATTTTAATATACATTTAAATACAATGGAACACAAAAAATCAAGGAAATCAAGGAAATCAAGAAAATCTATCATAAGTAATAAATTTATTTGTTGCGTTAATTGTAACTACAATTGTAGTAGTCAAAGTGAACTTAATCGTCATTTCGATACTACAAAGCATATGAATCAAGGACTTGTAAAACAATACAATGAATATTCTTGTGAATGTGGTAAAACTTATATGGTTAAGTCTGGATTATGGAAGCACAAGCAGCTATGTTCTTTTGTAATAAGACCAACTGCTAAATGTAACCCAGCACCATATATTATGGATATAATTTCACAAAATAAAGAGATTGTTGATTTATTGGTTCTCCAAAATGAAGAATTGAAAAGACAGAATAAAGAACAATCTGATACAATTAGAGAACTTATTCCGAAAATTGGGAATAATAACGTAATTACAACCACGAATAACAACCAGTTTAATATACAAAATTTTCTTAACGAAGATTGTAGAGACGCACTTAACTTTTCTGATTTTATAAAACAAATACAAGTTTCCCTTGTGGATTTAGAGAACCAAGCAGAAAACGGGTATATTAAAGGCATTACTAATCTTTTTATTAAGAATTTACAAGGATTGGGTATGAATAAACGACCTATTCACTGTACTGATAAAAAACGCAAGACATTATATATTAAAGAAAATGATGAATGGGACAAAGAAGGTTCTCAAGATATATTGAAGAAAGGAATTCAAGAAGTAACTAGGAGAACATTCCAACAATTAATAAAAGAACAGAAGATTCATTCCGAAGAATATAACGATGCGGATT